GTGAAAAATATGATAACAATCTACACAGATAGCTTTTTTGATGTTGATACCGGAGATGCTATTATTCAAGCATCAGTAAACCATGATGCTATCATCAAGGCTGTTTTATATTGGGATAACATCATAATCCCTAATACAACTCAAGTTGGATGTGATATCTCACACGCTCCATGGATAAAAGAACTTCGCCAGGAAAAGATACTTATTGAACCGACCTTAATAGCAATTCAATCAGGTTCAATTGCACAAATGATGTATGATACACACATGGCTTTTATCGAAGAGGCTATGTCAATAAAGGAAATAAACTTTTCTGTTTATAACTTAGAGCGTACTTTTAAAAAAAGACGAGATGTAACAAATTTGAGCGGCGGAGAATCGCTTACTCTGGCAAATGCCTTGCCCATCCCGTCCAGGAATACCAATATAAACGAAGTTCTAGAATTTAAAGAAAAAAGGAAGGATAATTTAGGGCAGTTGATGGCTCATTTGAACACTATAGAACTTCAAATATCTCAAGCAGAGAACAAAGGCTATGCAGTTAAAAAGGCGATAAATGAAATAGATATCGCATGCAGAGATATTATCAGATTACATAAGGAATCAGGTATTAAGTTTAATTTATCAAATGCCAAATTTAATTTCTCTTTTAAAGAAATGTCAAAATATGCCGGGTATGCCTATGGAGGCGCAGTGACAATTGGACTACCTCATACAGCAGCAGTAATAGCCGGTATCGTTTCTGGGATATCTACCATGGTTGAAATAAAAGACGCAATTTCATTGAAAAAAATCGACAAATCGAATCCATTTAATTTTGTTGGACAAATGAGCGTTGAGCTTAATAAGATCTAATTTTTATTGATGTGATTATTGCAATCAAGGGGATTGACAATAATCCCCAACCAAACCCAAAGAAATGAGTCACAATCACCACGAATAGCATCATCTCAGACTGTCCTGGTGATGGTTTATGCTTGTCTATTCTAATGTCCATAAAATCTCATATATTAATTTTCGTAAAATTGCATTGCCGCTTGTGAGCCTTACACCAGCGGCAATAAGATTTTTAAGTTACTTTAGCCTATCTTCTATATTACTGATTCGCTGCGCAAGCCCGCGCATAAGAAATCGATCAAATTCCTGGTCACGAAACTGCCAGACAGAACCAGCCTCACGCACAAGCCTTATCTCACCAGTTCCCATGACCAAGCCATCATCCTGCTCAATTGTGACGGGCGCATATTCGTTCTCCCACTCATCGAAGCCTATGAAACCGTAATTCCGCCAGTCGAGCCCCTCCTCCTCCAGAACAGCCAACACTGCCTGAACCGTAGTCCCTGCGTGCAGGCGCTTACTGGCATCATCCAGCCATGTCCAGAAGCCAAGCATTTTTGCGATACGCATTGCTGCATTGAGTTCAGCCTGGTTGAAATCCCGGATAGGATCTTTAAGAGTGGCGTCAGATGTGGACTGAGTTCCACCCGCGAAGAAACCGACATTGTAGCGATTGGCTGCCCTGCCAAGGTTCTGTGTAGCGTCATTGACTGGATGCTGGGTCCCGTCCGTTTTAAACACATACAGGGGTGTTAATGACCCCGAGGAGGTGTTTCTTTGTGCGACAGTAAGATCGCCTATCGATGACGCCGTAAAGTCCGCGCCTGATAAGTTAGCGTTACGAATAGACAGAATGCTTTGCGGGCCAGCGGTTCTCGGCAGCATAGTTCCGTCTGGCTTAATTATCGTACTTTCCTCATTGTCGATATAAGCCGCCGTTGCGTTTCCGCTTACGCTACCCGAACCTGATAATACAATATCCCCGTGGGTTGCACTTACCCCATAACGACCATTGTTTGTCACACTAGCATTAGCGGCAGATATATATCCTTTATAAACAGCAACCAGTCCGTCTGTGCCATTCTGCGTAGATAATGAGCCTGTAAAAATAACAGTGCCTTTACCTGAAGCTGTTACACCGTTCAGTCTATTTAAATAACTCTTGCCGTTTTGTAGATTCAAGGCGCCAGGACCGCGTGCTTCCGCACCATTCGTTAAGTTGCCACATGCAACCCCGCTAGGTGCCCCTAGAAAACTATGGTTAAACGACCAGAAGCCATTTAGTCCATTACCGGAGCAAACTGAGCCGTTAGCCTGAATAGCACCGCTGACATCTGAAATCATTCCATCCTCGCCATTCCCTGAGCTGAGCATGAATTTACCGCGGATATGCGCCCCTTCAGCGTAGAGCCCACGCTTTCGATTAGAGCATGATGAAATGAAGTTAGTAACTGCGCCAGATCGTTTTGAAGCCACGAAGCCCTGTTCACCAAATCCTACTATCGCCAAATCAGGTCCTAAAGCTATACATCCTGAAGCATCAAAAACATCATTAGAAGGGTCAGGAGTGTTGACAGTAATATCAGGTGTTGTCAGGGAGAATCCATGAGCCCCTTGGGTACCAGTGCCTGAAGCCAGGTCATAGTCGCCAACTACCGCCACAGAGTTTATAGTCCGAATACATCCGGCTCCAGCCGCCATAAACCCATCACAACCCGCATACCTCAAAATACTTTTCAGTATAACTACCGATCCGCCAGTAATCGTTGACGTCGGGAACGCAGACAAGTGGCAGGTGTTTTTCACGGTGACATTATTCCCAGATACCGCAGCCACAACCCATCCACCACAATGAATGTGATAGCCACCAGTGCCCGCGATATCATGGCGAATCATCACGACGTCGCCGACAGAAACATTCGAGGCATCTGCCAGAGAGATAGTTACCAGGTATGCCTTTGGACTCCCATTAACACTTACCATACCGGTTAGTGATGTCGAATATTTAACGCCAGAAATAGACAGGTTATGGACATTTTGCGACCTGATTACCGTCTTTTCTGACAGGTTCACTGTTCCCACAGGTAGGTTAATAGTCAGTGACCCGCGAAATTCTGCTCGTGAAAGCAATTTCAGCACAGAGGGAACCTGCGTCAGGGTTGGCGCGGCCGTATAATCGCCAGGGGGCACTATGATGGTGCCGCTTGTCGCTGCTACCGCCTCAATGATTGCTCCAGCAACATCACCGCCGGTCAGGTAATCGGCAATGCTGATCGACTCCAGCATTTTGTCGTGAACAGTTCTGGGGACCGAGTTACCTGACTGTTTAACACGGACCATTCGGTCCCCGTCGAAATCATCATCACTGAGTAAAGAAGCTCTGACCGAACCGTCGCCAACACCAACCCACTTACCTTTCCCCACCCCGCCCGTACTTTCAGGGGTAGATCCCGGCGGAACGACTTTGGGCTGTGACCAGTCTCCGTCCCAGCGGTAGTATTCTCCGTTGCTTTCGAGCTGCAGAATAGCGTTTGGGGTGTCGAGAGTAGTGCCCTTCTCAAATGACTTTTTCGGTATATAGCCATAATTACGCATCGAATTGAGAGCCATTGACTCTATGCCATACCAGGTATGGCGGCTTTTCCCCAACCGGTCCTGCCAGATCGCAGCGGTAATACTGTTAATGGCATTGTCAAAATTCTGCGCGTTATCGAATAAATCATACGGGCTGGTCGACCCCAGCGGATTCATCGTGGCGTGTATTGTCATGCTCGCTCCGGGCATAAAAAAACCCGCCGAGGCGGGTTAGAAGATTTTTGAGTTTTAAGCGACATCGCCAGGGTAAGTGGCGTCATCGTACTGGTATTTACCGGGATGGTACTGAATTGCAGTTACACTGCTGGTACCGTCGCTGCCTGGAGATATTTCTCCGACAAGCGCGTCATACCCCACTCTGGAAGACGAGCAGAACAGCAGGCGCGGCGGCTCAACATATGGGCTGTCCATCTCCCATTCTTCTGGCGCCAGCTCGGCGTTGTACGCAATACGCAGGGTGTAATCATCAATGCGCGTAGGAACCAACAGCGTCGATGCCCTGCCATCCTGGTGGCGGATCACCACTCGCGGGTTGGTGAAACTCCAGTCTGGTGGTTCGCTCAGGGTCAACGTGATTGCGCTGCTGTCCCAACTCATGTCGGTTATAAGGCAGCTCAACGTCTGGCTGCCAGGAATGTCATCAGCCAGGATGATACGGTCCATAAACTGGTAGCAAAGCGCATCCATTTCAGTGCTGGTCGTGTGCTGCAGGCGCTGCAGGCGGTAACCCAGCAGGCGGCGCATGCCTATACGGTACGCCCGGTCCTTATCCACCACACCCTCCAGTTTGTAATCCTCCACCTTCACTGGCGTCGGATTCCCGGGCAACCGGCACTGAACAGTTTCTTCAGCCCATGTCGTGCCATTGATATAGGTGACATCGACCCCGTCGTAATCATCCTGACTCGGCGCCTTAAACGCGGTCTGCAGTTCTTCGGTAGTTTCCTGTGGGGTGATCATCCCCGTCCAGTTTTTCACCCCTTCACGCCCGGCGGACACCAGGCCATCTGACAGCAGGAAGTAGCCCATCCCCGCCCCGGCGATGATCTTCAGCACTTCCAGTGCTGATTTACTGTCACCGGTTGCCCAGTCGAACGTCTCACCGCGGGGCGTCCAGTAGTTCTGCTCCAGCGTATCGATCGCTGCATGGTCAATCTGTTCAGACTTAAAGCCGAGTGATTCGAGAACGTGGTACAGCGCCCCGCTGATCGTGCGTGAGGCATGCCCGTCATAAAGTCGGGTGGGAGTGACGTTTATACGCCGGTCTGACTGCGCAGCCAGGCGGTTACCGGTCCGGACAGTCAGCGCCATTGTCGTGACCCCTGGATAGCGACGCGGGCGCGACGACAACCTGGAGCGAAGCGCCTGCCAGAAAACCTGATCGCGCGTACTGCCGCCGGCTACCGGCTCCTTTCTTCTCATGCGGATTTCATACTGTCCTGCAGGAACGGCGAATGCCCGGGTAAACCCTATCTGATTTTCGGTTTTTCTCTTCCAGCTCAACACCTGTTCAGTCCATTCACCAGCAGTAGTCGCATCCCGATACTGGATGATGATCTCAACGGTCTTATTCTTCTTGTTCCCTTTATCGCTGTACTTAACCAGCCCGTTCTGAAAATTGAGGTTCACTTCAAACCGGGTTGTGGTTTCACCATCAGGACAAACGAGGAACGGGCCTACCCAGTCATAGTCATCATTTACCCCGGTAATACTGGCATCCAGTAAAGTACGGTCAGTAAATCCGGGCCATGTGCTGTCAACGGTCACTACTTCAACTGTGGCAGGTGGGATCCCCTGCTGTACCTGGGAAATTAAAACGCGCTCGACAGTAATGGTCTGGCTGTCCACATCAGTAATCCGGTACTTGTTGTCGGCGTAGCCAATTGAGATGCGCTGTGTACCCGCCGGGATCCCTGTGAACGGCTTGCCGGTAGCGCTGTTATAGGCGAGCGTAATATGGGCGCGAACTTCAGGTGTTCCGCCAGAAGATTTAACGCCCGGTGTGCTGACTGGCGTATCCCCAAACGCAGATTGTGGCAGGGTACTGTGAGTAATTGTATCACCAGAGAAGGGGCTGGAAGATTCAGCAATTTCGATTCGACCCGAGTTGTCGCGAGCGATCAGCCCGGAGCCTGTCAGCTGGGACGTTATTGTTGAAACCAGCCCGCTCATGGTCACATAATTTGTCAGCAGAGAAACCGGCCACGTTGTTCCCTGCCAGGTAATATTAAACGTTACCGGCGCTGTAGAAAAATCGTAAATCGAAGGAGCTGCGCTTGCCAGAAGGCTCGCTGCCGATCCTCCAACTCCAGGAACAGCAGGAACCCCTTGGGTATAGCTGGCTATAACGAGATCATAATCAGCATTGTTGAAGACCAGGCTAACTGGCATTCCCACCACTGGCGATAGCTCGTCCATTTCACCATAAATGACGTTATAACCTCCCGAGTTCGAGACGGCCCATGTGGCAGGAGCTTCAATGGTGATGATCGTACCTGCAGTCCAGGATTCTGGTACAGCCGCGTCTTCATCGCTGCTGCCCGTTGATATAAGCGTAACGGTATTCCCACTGACCAGTACCGCGTCTGCGCTGACACTGACAGTTTGTGGGCCGCTTGACCCCAGATCCAGACCTGCAGTACCAGAGTTTGTGTTTCCTACCTCACCGGAGTTGTACCAGTTCTCTGTCCGACTGTCGGAAGAAACGTCCGCACCAGGGGGGTAGATGGTGTAACTGACATCATCGCCGAATGCAGAGAGTGGCGTGTTACCTATTCTCATATCGGATTTAGGTAAAGAAACATTTCCAACCCCAATAGCAACAAACATGCTGGTAACGAAGCTGGTTTCGCCAACGAAGCGGCTAACCGGCTGCATGACATAATCCGGCCAGACACGGTAGCGGCCAAAGATTTCCCGTACCGGGTCTCCGAGCTTTGCCATGTTGGCTTTCGCCGGATTGAGTTCAAGCTGGTCACCGTTCCCTGGCTGGTTGGCAGCCCCAGTCTGCATGGTGCTCATCATGTAAATGGAGTACGCAGCAGAGGCGACGGCTATTGCTACCGCCGTCCAGACCAGCCAGGCGGGCGCTGCCGGACCGAACGGTACGGGATAAAGCCGCACATCATCATCCGGGGCGATCACCTGCGTACTCCACTCATCCGAAGGGATAGAACTTCCATTCAGATCCAGCGCCACTGGATGAGTCAAGTCAGGTCGCCACCCCTGTACGTTTTTGGCGAACCAGTCGGCAATGGTGATGCTGGCGTGCTGATGCGTCTCCAGTGGCTCGCCTTCGAGCCTGGACGGGTAAACTCGGATCGTCACTTGTAGAACTCCACTTTGACGTACTGCCGTAGAAACCGGGACAACGGCAAAATTGTCACGTTGCGCCTTGGGTTTGCCTCAAGAATGTGAAGCGCGCCATTAACGGTAACTGTGATCCCAAGGTGGGTGACCAGCCCTGCGGTATAACACGCCGCTACTGCTCCCTCCTCTGGCTCGCACTTTTCAATACTGCTGAGGAAGCTGTTGTAGGTGTCATTCATCTGACAACCCTCGTTTATCACCCCCTCAAATACTGGCCAGTCAGGTAACCCGAGATCGCGACGAACTTCGTGAACCACTCCATAGCAGTCCAAAAGGGGAAATACACGACCGCCCATCCGCCATGTGACGGACAGGTATTTGTCAGGATTGAACATGGTTATTTCCTACTGCAGGTAACGAAGGCCAGGGAAGTCCGTCAGTGTGTAGCGGTAGCGTGGCCATGCCGTATCGAGAATATTCATGTATCCGGCGGTGATCTGCACTTCCGTTGCGGTCCATGAACCTTGTTTAATCGCAAGAGTAAATGGGGGGGCAGCTGGCGCAGATAAATCTGAGGAAACATATCTTCTAAAGGTCAGGGATGCATTGCTGAGGTTATCGAGCGCATTACGAATAGCTGTCGACACCACGCCATCGATATTGCTGATGGCAAATTTTAGATCCTGCGTGCCGTCAGAGTTGCGCGCCGGCAACGCTATATCAATCGCAGAACCAGTGAAAGTACCTTCCGCGCCGTTTTCAAGCTTCACGGTAATATCGTTCCAGCCACGGGTTAGCCAGTAGCTCTGCCCCCCCACGGTGATCTGCAACGTATCGATGATGACCTCAGCACCACTACTGGCGTAAAGCCGGTTCAGTATTGTCATGCCTCAGGCCACTCCCGGTTCAGTGCCAGATCGATAATGTCCGAACCTGTTATGAACTCAGGGAAATTACCCCAACCAGGCGGAAGTAAAGGACGTTCGTATAATTCAAGCTCAGCTGAGTAGCGCCAGAAATTTCCGCCCTCCAGGTCTGGACCTTGGTAGATATCCGTAAATCGGCAAACTTTTGCCGCCTCCCCTCCCGGTGTTCGCAAGTTCATATTGAACCAGGCAGCACCATCGGTAATCGCATCTCGGTACCAGGCCTCAAACGCCTGAGCCTGAGAATCAGTCAGCAACCAGGAAACAGTCGCGACAGTTGGGGTTGAGGTATAACGCCGACGCTGCCGCGCTCGCCCACTGGTCATTTGCGTTCTGGCTATTGGACTGACAGGACGCAGTCCATATCCTTCCTGTAGCGGTACTGGTAGTGCGTCATGCGGATAGTTAATGCTGGTTGAAATAGCCATCAGCGTTTTTTCCTTCCTACAGTCCACCCGCCATTAAGAGCTTTGGATGCCTTCCCCGTTCCGGCTGCCAGATCGTTGGTGGTCATCTGGTACCCTAATTTCGCTCCACGCATCACTGCACCTTCAATAAGCGTCAGTGTGCGCTGGTCGGGATCACCGTGAATTTCCAGAGGTATATTGATGTTTGGTGCCTGGCCGCCAGTGTATTGCTTACCTACACGATCAAGAGTAGCGTCCAGTTTGGCGCTGGTTTTAGCCGTGGTCACACGCTCACCTTTTTGTAAAAGCCATGTGCCCGTTTCTGGTACCGAGTCGATACCGTCATGAGCCTGACCTTTAAGAGCTGTGCTGACGCCAAGCATTAAAACCCCTGCGCTGGCCGCTGCTGCTGTAGCGGCTGGGCCTGCCAGAGCTGGCCCCACATACGGAATACCGATCATGGCGGTGAATGCCTGGAGGGCTGCCATAGCAACCTGGGCGGCCGCATACTGGAGAAGAGCGGCGCCCATAGACTGAATGAACGTGGAGGCGAAGTCTTTTACGTTCATCTTACCGGTCTCAGCCCACTCAACAATCATGTCGGTAAGGCTGCTGAATGCCAGAGCGCCCACCTCCTGCATGTTGCTATAAAGATCCATTGAAGCTTCAATCTGCGTAGCCAAACCTGAAACAAAGCCAGCAGTACCATCATTCCTTAGCTGATCAACCTGTTGATAATATTCCTCCTGAATACGGAGGCGATCGGCCAGAGAGTCGTTAAGAACTTCGGTTTCTCGATCGTACAGACTTTTTGTAATATCACCTGACTGATATTGCTTTTGAAGGTCGGACTGTCTGGAAAGGAAATCAGCCTCGATCTGCAGGCGCTCACGCATCCTCTCGCGCTCTTCATCACCAAGCCACCTACCGGCGAGATCAATATCAAGCGATGCTTTGTCGTTCTGGTTTGAAGCCAGAAGGCCCGCTGCGAACTCTGCCAATTTTATATTTTCTTCGTTCAGCTTCTTAATATCGTTGAGCCGATCGATTTCAGTAGCGAGTTGGGTGAGTCGTGTTTTCTGCGTCTCGTTCAGGCCTGTTAGTTTTCCGTCAGCGATATCAAACTGAAGGCGTTGAAGCTCAGTTACCTCGGTTACTTTCTTGCCAGTCGTATCTATAAGGGCTATTTGTCGCTGATAGGCCAACTCAGTAGCTTTAAATGCACTCTCAAGCTTTTTTGCACCAGAATCTGGGGTAACCTTGCCGTTAGTACCACCCGGTGGAAGAGCAAATGGCTTTTCTCTAACGACAGTGGCAGGTTCAAGAGGAAGTCCACCTACGATTGGTTTGGCAAGCTTATCTCTGGTTTTGATAAGTGTGTTCAGCTCATCATTGAGGGTCTTGACACTGTCATCCTCTCCAGTGAGCCAGGCGAACATTGATTTATCCTGCGAATAAAACCCCTTTCTTCCCTCAAGATTTTTTTGGAGATAAGCGATTCGCTCGTTTACCTGGTCGATATTGTTCAGGTCAATTTTACCGCTCAGCGCTGCAAATCTGTTGCCAGTGCTGGCGGCGAGTTGGCCAGCTCCAGCTGCGGCTTTAACAAGCCAGCCAGCCAATTGTGCAACTTCCGATACCAGATCTGATATACCCTGCAGGACAACAGGATCGGTTAATACATCGTGAAGCTTATCGAGGGAGTTTTGCAGTGTGGTGAGGTCGACTTTCGCCAGGCCAGCTGCAATCTCCATCTTCAGTCCGGCAACCTGAGCTTCCATGTCCTCGAATAACTGGTTAACTTTGACCAAGTCATCAATAGACGACGGATCTGGCGCTATACCATAGTCTTTCGCCAGATCAATAAACTGCTTCAGTTTTTCATTATTGTTATCGAACAATGGAAGCAGTTTTGACAGGTCGTTGCCCAAGCTTTCCAGTATTGTTGTCTTTTCAGCATTGGTGGCGATTTTACCGAGAGACTCACCAATTGCCAGAAGCTGTTTATCAGGGCTGACTTTTGATAATTTCTCAGCGGACAAACCAAGAGCATTAAGAGCATCTACGGCTTCACCTGATTTATTCAGGACCGCGTCACCAATCTTATCGCCAATATCCTTGAAAATATCAGCCATCTGATCGCCGGACACCCCTGCCTTTTCAGCAGCAAACTGCCATGCTAAAAGCTCCTGAGTTGATATCCTTAACGATTTTGCCCAACGGTCAGTTTCGGTAATCTGCCTGGAAGTGCTTTTCAGCAACTGAAAGCCAGCCGCACCAACACCCAGACCAGCAGTTACGGCCGCCGCACCAATACCAGCCAGAGCAGCACTGGCGGATGCTGCATCATCCTGTACCTGCTTGCTCCACTTTGCAGAGGCGCGTTCTGCCTGATTAAGGCCTGAAACAAATCCACCCGTTTTTGCAATCAGGTCGATTGTCAGCGTGCCAAGTGATTTGCCAGCCATGTAAAACTCCAGATATAAAAAAACCCAGCCTGAGCTGGGTTTAGATAGGAAACAACAGTGTTATTGCGTGTTAAAATTTCTCGTTAACTTAAAAGTTATTGATTGGTTATTGGCTTCTAGGATCTCAAGTATCGCTCCCTTGTAGCGAATTGTTTTGGACTCAGATAGATCATATTCAACCTCATTAGAAAAGGCTGGACGAGCCAACCCATCAGAATACTCCCTATAACCAATATTTATTTTGCTCCCAACCTTTCCGTTATAGATTAGCGTCTGCTGGAAAGAGCTTTTAACTGATGAATTCAATTTGACTTTGCTGAAAGTTTTACCTGTATCGCACTTTGTCCCGTTAAATACGGTGATGATGCAAATTTCACCTGAGTTTTTTAATTGAATATTTTTAACCGGATCGTTAATCATTGGCCTATAAGGTATGACTGCCCCTGTCCGGCTATTGATTCCGCTGAAAAACTCCGAGTCTCCCTTTTGACCGACTTTAGCGTAGTCACCTGCTGGGATAACATAATAAAAGCTTTCACCAATTTGCGTCGACTGCTCGAAGTGAATGGCATCACTACTTGAGTCTACGCCCTGTTTGACCATTTCCTCGCCAACATATGTTGTTGTTGAAGTATTCAATGGCGGAACGCTAAAGCTCTTTTCCTGAGGAATGTAATTGTAAACTGGAGCAGTGCAGCCAGACAGTAAAAGCGCTCCAAGCGCCAAAGTTAAAATCTTTTTCATTAATTGTTCCCTTTGATTGCAATCGGAAACATCTTAACCAAAAAGTTCTTTACTGCAATGGCAAAGGCCGATTTGTTGATCTCAATCGACCTCAGAAGGAAAACCCACAGTTAAGCGGGTTTGGCTGAATAGTAGTTATGCCCGATTTACCTCGTGTAGTTACCTCCGCTCAGACCAAGTAAGCCTATGCCCACTCTTGCATGGCCTGATCCAAAGAAATGGCAGGCTCGTTAATGTGAGGGGCAAAATCACTGACGCGGAACGAAGGAGTATCCTTTCCTTTATTGACATTCGCCACCACTGAGGCGACCATCGCGGCCCCCCACTCTATCCTCATCATGGGATTCAGGCCACCGTACCGGCTTCGGTATCTGAGCCAGAGATGGAATTCTCTAAGGCTGAGTCGTTCTTGAGCTTCTGCGATTGTCCTTCCCCCGATGCCATTGAGGACGAGCTCGCACCAGACTTCATCTTCAGCCGTGAGGTCGTCTTTCCCAACTCATTCACCTCCTGAATGGCAACCAGTAGCGCCACCGTTAGTGCACCATCCAGGGCGCCACGTTCAGGGTCGGCCTCACCAGTAATATCCTTCGCAGTAAACACAGGGTTTCCAGCCTCATCGCACACTGCAGCCGCGATATAACCAGCCACGCCATCAATCTTACCGGCGCTGGCCTGAATGCCCTGTGTTGCAGCATGATAGCCCGCTGGTCGGATAAACACAGTCGCAGTCAGTTCGTCATCGCCCTGCTTCCAAGTAATTTCCTTCTCAATTGGGCGGCCAGTGAAAGCACCCGCTTCTTTGAGATTATTTAGAGTAAGCTGCATGAATTATGCTCCTTGGATACTTATGGTTGCGGGGATTTACCCCGCATATTAATTAACTGCCAGCTTGCGCTTTTGGCACCCAGACAGAAGGGCCTGATCGCTGGACCGTAGCGGAAGTGGCGACCACAGTGTTCGCTGCAAAGTCGAACGGAAAATCAGTCACCTTACCTTTGAAAACAAACCAGGTGCGGTCGTCTGGAAGTGACAGGCCATCTACCGCACCAGTTGCACCAGTTGCAGCAGTTGGCTCTGATTCGCCGTCAGCCCATCCCACCGCCCAGGTCAGATCCTGCTGATTATCAGACTCAGCCAGACTGTGCAGCATAAGATGGCTGGCGTTGGCTGGATCTGCGTTAAGGGTTAATGTTGCCGCAGCCGGAGTACGTAAACCCTTTTTATAGGTACGCGTGCTGCGCTCGCTCAGGCAGGTATCTTCGATCTGGTCGGCGGGGTTGCCGCCGGGTGAAAATGCTGTGATGCATTCCACTTCGCTCACAGCGCCGTTAGCGAGAACAAAGAGCTGCGTGCCTTGAGTCACTACTGACATAGTTATCTCCGGGTATAAAAAAACCGGCTATGAGCCGGTGTGTTGATGAGTCAACGTTTTACTATCCAGTCAACGTCGAACGAATAGCGATAGCGTTTTGTGGTTGAGTCTTTTTCCTGTCCACCCCAACGTGTGATATAGGCATGCGGTTCAATCGCATCACGCACCGCGGCGGCCACGGCGATCGCCTGGTCTGGCGTGTCAGCATACACATCAACCTGCAGCGTAAAAGAGTCTGCGTCAGGGCGCTGGGCCAGGTAGTTCTCGGGAGAGCCGGTAACGTTCTGCCATACCACGTAGGGATAAACCACATTGTCGTCCTGCTGGCCGAACGGATAGATGCGCAGAATGTCACCGCCCAGCAGCGCGACCACTGGCGGGCTGGCGGCGCAGACGCTAAAGATCGGCGCAATCATGGAGGCACTCCCTTTTTCGCCGCGCGCTTGATGGCTCGGTCAATAGATTTTTCGTATTCAGTGGCAAATACGTTCACCACTTCACTGACGCTGCTTTCGGCCGCCGGGCGCATGAAAGGCTGCGCACGCACATTCTCGGTACCGAATTCAATCAGGCGCCAGTGTGGCGTCGGGGCGTTTTCACCGAGATCAGGATGTTTTTTCAGGACTGCACCATGCAGCACGCCGATTCTAAATCCGAGGTTACCGGTGGTTTTGAAGATGCGGTTGTTCCATCGCATAGCCACGTTTGCGGCAATGCTGCGGCCTGTTAACGGGTCATCAATCCTGGCGGCGTTCGCTTTCGCTTTTTCGACAATCACGTTACCAGCGCGCCGGAGTGCGGCCCGTCCACCGCGACGACGCAGATCGTCACTGATGGAGGATAGTTT